CATCCGCATTCTCCTGGGGAATGTTCAGAATGCCGGAAAAGAATGGATCCGCTACATGGTAAACGAAACGTTGAAGAAAGCCATGCAGGATGCAAAAGCCATGGGCCCGAAAGGATTGAAGCTGCTGATCATGGCCACAGATAAACTTGCGAAGTATAACAAGCTCGACAAAGACGAAGCCGAAGAGATGCCATGGGATGATATCATACCGCAGAGCATTGAGCCCACAACAGATCCGACGGTCCTCGGAGTGAAGCCTCTGGAGAACCGTGATGATGTGATCCGGAGGCTGTACGAAAAGTACCGGGATGAAATCGAGATCGAAGACGTGAACTACGAACAGGTAAATCAAGAATGAGCGAACCAAGAAAGATATACTTCACCGATCCCCAGCTCGAGTTCCGCTACACGGCAGCGCACACTTCAGTAGTTGTTGCCGGGCGCCGGTTCGGGAAAACACACGGCATAGCGGCGCCCTGGCTGCTCAGAAATTTGCAATACATGCCCAGGTCATCAGGCGGAATAGTCGGAACAGCATTCCAGCGGCTTCTCACGCAAACCCTTCCCGGAACCCTGCACGCACTCGAAGACATGGGATACCGGCGCAACGTGCATTACTTTGTAGGAATGAAGCCGCCTCCCAGGGCAGGATTCATGAAACCGATCCGGGAACCGGCCAGGTACGACCACGTCATCAGCTGGTACAACGGATCCATCTGGTACCTGATAAGCCAGGACATCCCCGGAACGTCGAATTCACTCACATTACAGTACATCCTGGGCGACGAAGCTAAGTACCTCAATTTCGACGTTCTGAAAGACGAAACCTTTCCGGCAAACGGAGGTTTCAAAGGGCAGTGGGCCGGTTGTCCGTGGCTTAACAGCATGTTATTCATGAGCGACATGCCCACAACGAAGAAAGGGAGCTGGTTCCTGAACTACCGTGAAAAGATGGATCCGGAGCTGATCAACATGATACAGTTCCTGGTGACTGAAATATACAAGTGGAAGAAGATGCCCGAAAATGAGAACAACCAGCGAAAACTGTCCGAATTCAGGCGCCGGCTGGCCCAGTTCCGCAGTGTAGCGGTGTATTACCGGGAGTGGAGCAGTATTGAAAACATTGAGCTGCTCGGAAAGAAGTACATCTCACAGATGAAGCGGGATCTTCCGCCGCTGGTATTTCAGACCTCAATCATGTGCATTCGCCCCGGGAAGCTGAAAGACGGCTTCTACCCGGCGCTATCAGAGAATAAGCACATGTACACGGCCTTCAACAACACCTACCTGACCGGACTGGGCTACGATCTTGAGAAGGCAGCCCAGCAGGATTGCCGTCAGGATGGCGATCTCGACCTGCAGAAGCCCATTCACATCAGTTTCGATTACAATGCCAACATCAACTGGCTGGTAGCAGGCCAGAAAGACGGCATGAAAATGAAGGTAATCAAGAGTTTTTATGTCAAATATGAGCGGAAACTGCGCGAATGTGTGAATGATTTCTGCCTTTATTACAGACATTTTCCCCTTCGGGAGGTTGTATATTATTTCGATAACACCGCACTGGGGAGCAACTATGCAGTTTCCGATGAAGATTTTGCCTCAGTCATCTGCGACCAGTTCTATAAAAACAACTGGAACGTCACCAGGGTGCACACCGGCAATCCGGTGAAGCATCATGAGAAGTACCTTTTCATCGATCAGGCGCTCAAGGGGCAGAAATACCTATTTCCGCAGATCAATCAGCTGAACAATGAAGCGCTGATCCTCGCCCTGCAGCACACCGGGGTAAGAGTAGGCCCGAATGGTTTCCAGAAGGACAAATCAGGAGAAAAGGATGCAGAAAGCGAGGAAGACCGACTGGAGCATCGTACCGACGGTACCGACGCTTTCGATTCGTTGTTCATCGGCATGAATTTCTTCCTGCAGGAGTACACATACGGAGGTGGCAGCCGCGGCATGGGAGTGATAAGGTAGGATTTCCCCGGGTCGACAAAAAAAAACCATCCACCTGCCGGCGGATGGTTTTTTGTTCAGAACCTGATCTGACGTTCAATCTCGTCAATCTTGTTTGCCAGGTTTCTTTTCACAACTTCCAGAACTTCAGAAATCACAGCCGAATTGTAAGTTTTGAATTCCTGGTTGTTGTTCATGTCGCGAAGCTGCAGAAAGTTACTGAAACCATCTCCGGCCAGCCTGAACGTCTGCAGATTCCGCTGTGAGTCTTTCAACTTTCTCAGCTTATCAATCAGCATAACCAGATCTTCTACTTTCTGGATCTTTTCCTCAAGCGTCAGTTCAGGTTCAGCTTCCACGATCACTGCGTCTACCGGTTCTGCGTTTTTCACTACCGTCATGTTTGCGGCTTCCTCTTTCTCAACTTGCTTTTTTGCAGCATTACTCATTTAATTTTGCCCTTGCCCTGGGGACTTGTTTAGGCATCTGGCTCGCCTGGTTATTCAATAATTACGCTGCCCACCCATTGAGCCGCGGCGGATAATGTCAACCAGGAAGGAAGTTGAGAAGGAGTGGGGTAATGTCAGTTTCCGGCCAGGCAGAACCAGATCAGGAGGAAACTGAACTATCCCCTTGACAGTTCCGGCGGGCGAAATAACTTTGTAGCGGAATTAGAGAATAATCAACATCAGAAAGTGATCAAAAAAAAGCTGAATCCGTTTCCGAATCCAGCCTTTTGATATCAGGAAACCAGTTGAGATCTCATTTTCTGGTTCTCAATTTCCTCGCTTCCCCACATTTCCCTGATATCATCCATTGAGTAAGATTTGTTTGAGAACTTTCTATACTCACCGTAATACCAGTACCAGGCCACCTTATTGTGCGAGAACTTGAAACCTTTCTCCTTCAGCTCCTCTTTTATGCGCCTGGTATCTCCCGAAATCCAGATCCATGAGCCAATCACCTCGATCAGCACACCTTCGAAGAAAATAACCTGATTCAGTTTTTGCCTTAACTCTTCAGAAACCGAATGCTCATAATACTTTCTTCCCTCTGAGAAGGTTGTGTTCGTGTTGATCAGGTGTTTGCTCAGGAACTCATATTCCGCATTGATTTCCTGCATGGCTTGTGTCGATCCTCCCCTGTCCGGGTGATTCTCCATGGCAAGCTTCCGGTACATTGACCGCAGCTCATCCAACGTCGTAACATTCTGAAACCACTTCATAGCTGCGCAATTACCGGTACCGGGAGAATTCTTCAACAGCCTGAATCACCAGACAGTTTTCCTCGACATAGACATGGATTAACTTTCCGGTATGAAACCCAGCATTTTCCAGCCAATTACCGGAAAGTTTCACCGATGGAACCGGAGTAAGTTTTCTGGTCCACTTATTTTTCCGATACTCCGGTTGAATTTTAAGAACTCGAATACTTGTCATTTTACTTACCTCTGCCCTGAGGATTTGTATTGGCTTCTGGCGCGCCGGTTAAATTTTCGGCCACCATCACCATTGAGCTGCCACGGATAATGTCAACCAGGAAGATGTTTAGGAAGAAGGTGGGGTGCATGTCAGTTTTTTGCTGTTCACTGTAATCCGATGTTCATTGAAACTGAACAATGCAAAAAACTGAACGCATCCCCTTGACAGTTCCGTGGAGCGAAATAACTTACTGAAAATTTAAACGGCACCCTTTAAGATTTTGGTGAGCGACAAAAAAAAATCCGCCTTTCGGCGGACTTAAATCAGAGAGCAAGTTCAGGTGATTTATCCTTCTTTATTTTCTTTGACATTTTCGGAGCCGGTTCATTCACAACATCCGTTCTTTTTGAGAAGTAGCAAGTGTAAGTCCTGCCGAATTTATCAGGTTCTTTCAACTTTGCAACCTCGAAGGTCACGTACTTTACTCCATCGCGGTAGTAAGCGATTTTTTCAACTTCTTCCATCTTCAGGGTAACTTTTGCGATCTGAAGATTCGGAACCTGGGTCCCTTTACCGATGTAAAACTTTTCGTAAGCCATGATGTTAAATATTTAAGTGTTAATAAATTATGTGCAGCAAATCAGCGGATGAAATAAGAAAAACAAGGAGGAACTGGAATACCGGAACGAAAGAAGAGAATGAGGATATGCCGGGAAAATCCTTGTTTTCACGGAGTGCGATACGTTGAGATTTCAGGAGCTTGCTTAGCATAGAATTTTGACACACTTATTTAACGTCAGGGCGAAAAAATATCGATAAAGGAATCCTGTGGAGAAAAGATCGTTAAAGGCTGGTGATGGAATGGAAAAAATAACCGATGATGGAGTGAAGTACGTGATCTGACTGCAAAGAAAGAACCAGTTCGGCAGGAAAGCACTATCGGGAAGATGGATTATGAACCGGTTCCTAAAGAAAATAAAATGATAATCACGAACAGCCGTTAGAAAGTCCACGAAAGGCGGATTATTTGGAGCGATTTATTTTTGGAAAACATAAAAAAAGCGCCTCTCAGAGACGCTCATTTTTACGGGGTATTAAAACGGAATTTGCCAGTACTGAAATTGTTCCCAATGAAAGCTGATGAGCTCTTGGGATAAACGTTCTGCCCAATCCGGGAAGTAAAGGTCAGACATAAAGTCGTTAAATTCTTCTGAGAGTTGGCTGAGTAATAAATCTTGCTTTTTCATTGTAGTAAGTTTTAAAATTACGTGCAGTACATCGGAGTGGGAGATGAATAAAAACAAAGAGGAACTGGAATACCGGACCGAACAAAGTGACTGAGGATATGCCGGGAAAATCCTTGTTTTCGCGGAGCGCTTGTAAGAAGATACTACTCGTACTTAGCAGGTGATTTTAAAATAAGATTTACTGCAATGAAAAAGCCTGATGTAAGGTTTCTTAACTCAGTCAACCGAGTCTCAGGTGGATTCAGCGACGGCTATCAAGTCTGACCTCTGGTTACTTGACGGATTGGGCGTTTATCTC